TCGTTGACAACGATGCTCTTTGCATAGATTTCCATCTTTGCGTCGATATCGGAACGGACAGGCACTTCTGGTGCTGGGTCGATACCGGAGCCATCGAGTTGACCGCCGTCCGTAGATAGGCGCTCCATACGGCTCATTCTCGTTGTTTTACCGAGATAGGCTTCTGCATGATATAGATCCACACCGAAGGAGTGGATCAAGTTAAACATGGGGGTGCTCAGATAATCTTCAAGCGCCTGGACAGGAACTTCCGGCGCAAGATTGTTGATATTCGTGATTCCGCTTGGGAATGACATAAAAAAACCTCGCTGTTGTAGTGTTAATCCCTAGGGCGAAAGGGATATCTGCCCACGCTGGCGAGGCGTTAAAATCGAGCCTGACTAGAGCGACTAGTCAATCTGCTGATTTGAAAATATTATTTACTTGATATGATATCAAGCTAAATTTCTTTGATCTCTCTGCATACGCTCCCAGTTAGCTTTTTTTCTATCTTCGGAAAGAACCCAAGGCGATCCGATTGGTTTCGTATCTGTCATGTTTGGCAAAGATGTTTTAGGCTTCATTGCGTTTTCCTCGATGCGCTTTTGATCTTCCTTGTGCCCTTGAGGGACGAACCTCTTGACCGCTTGATAGATAGCTGACCACTTGGTAAAACCCTCGGGCATGTATTTAAAGCCTGCTGCCACTTCCGGGTAATGGAATTCCAAATAGTCTAGGCTTTCGGTATTGCACACCTTGTTGAAATCGCGGTAGGTTTCTTCTAGCTTTTTGGGAAGCTCTTGCACTTCCTGCTGCCTTCTTGCCTCTTCGTTCCGCTGTCTTTCTTTATCAAGAGCTGCTCGTACCTTCTTTTCGATGATGTCTTCTTCGGATTCTGTGTTGTATCCCTGATATTGTCCTTGTGGCTGGTCTTTGTTTAAAAGAGACTCCATCGCTGCCTTTAGTGCCTCTGCTTCCTGCCTCTTCTGCTCTGCCATTCTCTCCGCTTCAATGCGTGCCTTTCGGTCGTTCTCTCTTTCTTCTCTAAACTTCTTCCAATTCTCTTTGTTGGATTCCGATTTGATCTCTGGCGATGCTTCCATCGTTGCTACCGATTCAGAAAGTTTTGATGTTTCCTCTTGAACGGTTTTTTGCTCTGGGGTATTTTCTGCTTTAACTACTTCGGTCATATATACCTATGGATAAAAAAATTTCTAAAAATGAACAGGTCATGGAAAAGGAACTTAAGAAGATTCAAAAGAACTTCTTCAAGCAAATTTCTAATTATAAAGACTATATTCGTCAATGCGAATTAGATCTCCCTATCGAGGCACTTTGCTTGCCATCTGCTATACTAACTATCTTGAAGCGTGAGGGGATCACTAGAGTATTCCATCTGGCCGGCAGAGATCTTGCTAAAATCAAAGGAATCGGACAATCTCGGGTTGCCGCTCTCCAAGCCAGCCTTGATAAGATCGGCTTTATTTAGCTCGTCCCACTCCTCTTGAGATAGCATGTTAATGCCATGTTGCTTCCGGATAAATTTCCAGAAGTTGCCTTTGTAAAACTCACGGCTCCAAAGCTGCATTAGCTCGTATGGCTTATCAACGACAAATCCAGGCGTTGCAAGCTCTGCCATCGTCTCGGCTACAGGCAACGTCCATAATCTGCAAACGATGCGATCGGAAGACTTGCGATAGAGATAAACGCCTTGATTTGGCCTTGGAGCTGGTAGATAAGGCCAACAATAGAATTTACGGCGCTTTAGCGTTGGAAGCAAAGGATCTGTCGCAATCACGTAGACAATGCAAAACTCATCTTGGTCAATCTTATCTTTGTAAAGATGAGCTGACTCCATCAACTGATCAAAGAGATCTTCCACCCACGCATGGGCTACTTCCATAGCCTTATACGTTGTTGTGTCTAATGCTGCTTTGTGAGCAAGTTCGCCTGCTGTGAGTGTATTTTCTGACAAATAGGCTCCTAGTAGTCTGTTTCGTTAATCTTAACGTGATTTCGTGGCCATTCTTTAGGGTTTTTAGCAATCCAGTTATCTGACTGCTGATTAGGATTTGTTTTAGGGAAGATGGAGTCAGATACATCCCTTTCCCATCGTGAATTGTGCGCGTTCATCGCTTCTTTGCGTAGGTCTTTAGCCATTTTGCCCTCGTTTGTCAAGCTGCTTTACATTTAAAAACGACCACGTTTTGCATGGTCGTCTCGATTAATACTTCATCTTGTTGCTTTTGACATAAGAAGCTAGAGCGTCCGCATTTCTTTTGATCTCTGGCTCATTGTCAACGTCTGATTGAGCATACTTCAAATCAGATGTGTTTAGGCAGTCTTTGTTTTTTTCCCAGTGATCTTTATTCATCACGGAAAACCCTTCACCGCTATTTACTCTTTTCATACTATTCCCCTTATTTTGCCATCGCTGGCTCTTGTGTTGTAGACTTCTTAACATACTCTACCAATTCTAAATTATTTTTTAAATTGGTAACGTCTAAGTTCTCAAGCTCTAGCTGAGTTTTGACAAGCTCGTAGTCTGCGCTCATCATCTCATGCTCTGCCATAGCCTCGTTCTTTTCCGCTTGTGAGTATTTCTCTTGGGTTGACGCCATAAGCTCTTTCTCTCTAGCAAGCTCGGATCTAGTCTTAGCCCCTTCAAGCTGCATCTTGCTTCCGTCTATCTGCATCTGCTGTTGCATTTGCATTTGCTGCATCTGCGCTTGCTGCTGGTTCATCTGCTCCATCTCTTCGATGATCTTCTTCTTGTTGGTGATGAACGCTGCACGGAGGATTGCAGTATCTGGAATATTCATGCCAAGAGCTTTGAAGTCCACAAGTTGCTTCAATTCCATCTGGCGTTGGGTTGTTGAGTAGTTTCCCTCTTCAAGAGCCACACCGAATTTCTGCGTATGATTTAAGAATATTCGTTCATCGGCATCATGGCCAAGAATATTGCGGATTTTTCGCTTGGAGAAGTTAGCGATGATGGTTTCCAGTCTTAACTTACCATAGAGCCTTTGGGTAAGGTCTGATCTATCGAAGATGTTCTGCAGTGTCACAATACCTGCTGACTGTCTTAACATGGAAAGGATGCCTGACTTGTCATCATCTGCCATGCCCAGAAGCTCTTCGTTAACGCCTGTGATCTTGGTGATGTCTTCTGCTAGATTCTTCGAGAGTTCGATGAGTGATGGAGGGATTGCGCTAGGCTCAATGCGTTGAATCTCATTCGGCAATCTGCCAGCCTTTAAAGGAATCAAGAACGCATCGCCACCGGATGCCTGTCTAAATGCTTTTTGATCAACTACCGCATCAACTGGATAAATCCAACCTGCATTAACTTGCGATTGTAATATCTGTAATTCGATGATCTTACGCATGTTGTAGAGAAACTGAGCATCGCGGACGCCCCTAATATAGCCCCTTATACGGCTACTATATGACAGGACATCTGGTTCGTGGTAACAGAGATGGGGAATTGCTGGGAATTTATCTATGATCTTTTTCTTGGTCGATAGCAAGTTGTACCCGTCATAGACGACATGATCGCCAATACTAAGCACGCACTTAACTGTAGGGACATCCGTTTCCTTAACCTGAAGCCATGGCTGTTGGCGTAATACTTGCTCAAGCATATCTTCCTCATCCGCACCCTGCTCCCACTCAAGGCTCTCTTCGGTGTAGGGGTCGATGATGATCTTTGCGCGCCTTGTCGTCCGATAGTAGAATTCGTCATAAGTAAAGAGGTTGCCAAGCTGTAGATTTTGCAGTTCTGCCTGCAATGGGAATCTTCCATCTTTTGCGCCAGATGGTCGCATCTTTCCGATCTCTTTTGCATACTCTGGTAAAAGAACCATCGCGCCATTCTTAGATACCCAACGCCGTCTCCACAGGCCGTTACAATCGGTAAGATCCATCTTCTTAAAGTTCTGATCCCACAGGACGTTATTGTACGAAACCGAGTCCGTAAATATATCTCCTGACACGTGATCGTTTGTGTAGTCCATGTACATCCAGAGCCAATTGATGCCAACGTCAATGCCACCCTCAAAAGACTCACTGAAATATTCTTGGAAGTTGTCTCGATCTTCGCTCCATCGCAAAAGTTTGTTAAAATCGTCCGCCGATCCATCCGTATCTTCTTGGTTGGGAACTGTTATTGTGCTCTTTCTGTTCTTGCGCTGAAAGCCCGAGATCATATTGCCGTGACGTTGGATCAGATTGAAGAAAAAGCGCTGGTATTGAGAGGAGTTTTGGCCATAAATTGAGCTATTGATGTTAGAATCGCCCACCTTGAAACGCTTGTCGATGGCTCCCTGCGCCCATACGGCAGAAGCACCCGTATAGTTGGCCGTATAGAACCAGTCTTTCATTTGCCGTAAGTCCTTAGCCTTACTGTCGGTTGGGTCTATGTATCCTAGTGAGTAACCGGCTGTGTTGTAAGAACCCATGATTCCCCTTGCAAATATTTTTTTTATATCATAAGGGGGATAAGGGATAAAGAGAATTTAAAAATTAAGACTTGAGCTTTGATTTTATCCAGAGATCTACCATTTTGACGGCGCTTGAATCTATCGTTTCATTTGATTCTAAGCGTACGCTTTCTCTGTGCATGTCATTCCATCGTTGCATCAATTCCAGTGTCTGTTTGTCTTGAAATCCTTCTCCAAATGTCCACAGTCCAAAATCATCGGCTAACTGTTTTCCGATCTCTTTTTGAAATCTATCTTTCATCGTTGTTTCCTTAGAAGTAGCTCGTTGATATATCAGGATTAATAAAGCCAAAACCATTATCGCCATAAATCTCTTTTCTTATTTCATCGTATGTTTTGTTTGTGTCCGGATTGTCTAGGCCGTGCTTAAACGCGGAGGCGATTAGATACCGGCAGGCATCGACAGCGTGGTCGTTTTGCTTGATAGGCTCATCATCCCCTCTTGCTTGCGCCTTTGGGCACCAGGCGTAAGATTGTACCTGTTCAATGAGATTAGTGCATGATTTATG